TGACAGTGGTTAAAACCTCAGGATCATGAGTAAAACTTCCACTATTTTAGCCGGGACTTCGATTCACATAGAGCGTATGGATTTTCGGACTAAGTATCTAACAAACACATTTTCTGACTTGCTGCATCATCGAGTGAAAACACACGTTTCTTTGGTTTATCTTTGTCCTTAAACATTGAAAGAGCCTTTATCGTTTTAGGTGACTTGAGGGTCTGTAACACCCCAATACCCGCACTTACGAACGATGAATTGACTTCTTCCAAGGACAAACCATAGATGTGCATTACAGCCTCTCGGGCTATCACATCGTAAGCAACTTTACTCGTCTGATCAATTTTGTGACGCATGTCAATAGCGCTCATGAACCTATGAGCATCTTCGACATGTGGTTTGTCAGTCAAGCTGTCAGCTACTGTAATAAGCGTATCACGTATGGTTGGGAGGAATCTCAACTTGTATGCGGCAGATAAGTATTTACCCGCCATATACTCTGGATCCGGAACACTGCTAAGCTTCGGTCTGACATTAAGCTTAGCTAAAATTCTCCCCAACTTGGGGACTGGGATGGTGTCTGTGTCAGACTCATATACGCGCGTTTGCAAGAAGGTGGACTTAGATCTTTCGGGAATCTGGTATTCGTACTTCATGCCAGATGCCTCAGCCGCCTCCTTGGTTGCTAACGCCACAAGCTCTGCTGAACCCGTGGTGTATGATTCTACATCATCCCCGTACACCAGAACACGGAGTTGTTCCTCTCCGCTGATGGCTGAAACTGAAGCTAGATTGTTGGCTGCATTAAGACACACATTATTAATGGTCACCATGCATTCGCCACTATGATTCTGTCCTTTAATAGACCACTGTGTTCCCAATTGTCTACTATAGGCAATACAATCTACTTGCTCCAAATACTCTTTCAGCCACCACTCTGGTGCACCTAGCCTCTTGAACACACATGCGTTAAGTTTACGTACCTGCACTGGATGTGTGGCATCCTGGTTAGAATAGTCACCCTCAATTACTGCTCCCTTCTGCCTTGCACGTAACTCTGCGACGTCTTTGTCACCCATTCCACAAGGATAGATAATCCTAACGTTGGGGTAGGTGTCATTGTCTTCCGAC